GGCTCTACCACGCCAAGGCGAACGAGGGTCGCCGTGAGCCGCCGATCGGGTTCAAGTTCACATTCGGTGGGAACTTCACCAGGGTTGAACCAGACAGCGCCGACACGATCATGGCGGCTGACGACCGCTCGCCGGTCAAGGATCGCATCCTCGACGCTCTACGCCAAGACGGCAAGATGACCTATCAGCAACTATCCGTTGCAATCGGTCACCCCGAGCATCTACTTCGTACACCTATGAAACGATTGCTAGAGGATGGACTCGTAAGGAAACTAGCAACAGGAGCGGACGGCAGGACGAAGTTCGGCCTCGGAACCCGTGAGGAGTACCCCGGATGAGCCGCGTAACAAAACCGCGTAACAGGGGGTCGAAAACATGGGTGCTGTTACGCCCGTAACAGCTTGTTACGCCGCGACTCGTAAAATGCCACTTCGCGCTTTTCTGAACTGGCGCGTAACAGTTACGCGTAACTCGTTACGCGTAGAAGAAACACCCCCCCCCGTAACAAGGGGGGTTATCTAGGGGCTGTTACGTGTTACGCGATATACGTATAGAGCTATATCTATGGAGGTCACCGTGGACGAGAACGAGAAGACACAGGAACGGGAAGACCTCGGATTCTGCCCGTTGACGAAGACGTGGTGCCGAGAGGATTGCCAACTTCTCCAGGACGAGTGCTGCGCCATCAGCCTCCTCGGAATGTGGGCCGAAGACGAGTGGGCGAGGAAGAACGGACTAACCTCTTGACATCCGGGAGAGGATACTGTACGATACGGGAGAGGTGATGAGCATGACCACAAAGCACACGCCGGGACGATTGGCGATCAAGGATCGGCTACTCGATGGACGCTGTCAGTTCACGATATTGGGCGGAGATGGCGCGATTGTTGCGGGTGTGGACGCGCGCGACAACGTCCTTGCCGGGTTCGGAAAAGAGAACGATGCCCGTTCGCGTTGCGCGGATGGTCAGCAAGAGGCATGGGCGAACGCCGAGCATCTTGTCGCCTGCTGGAACGCCTGCGAGCGAAGAGGCCGAAGGAGGCCCCCGATGCCTGACAAGCATGAGGAAGTAGTCGCACAACTCAGAGTCGGGCCGCTATGCGGATTCGCCATGACCGATGCGCAGCTTGACGACATCGCCGCGATCCTCAAGCGCGAGTACGGCGACGCCCGCCGCGACGCGCTCGAAGAGGCTGCGAGGATCTGCGATCTGATCGTTCATAGAGTCTGCGCGGAAGATGCGGCAGACACGCGCCTATATGAACGCGCATCAGGAGAGGATGCTGGTTGTTGCGCAAGGGCGATCCGTGCCGCGAAGGAGGAAGCCCGTGAGTGAGAAGATCAAGCCGTGTCCGCTATGCGATGGCGCTGGAGAGGCAATCCGCTGGCAGCGTGATGGAGCCGCCTTCGCCGTCGTCAAATGCGCCAATGGTTGCAGAATGTACGGCCCCGAAGTCCGTGTGGTCGCTGGCAAGATGGAGGAAGCAATACGCCAGGCAGTTGGCCTGTGGAACCGCCGCCCGCGCGAGGACCGGCTCGCTTGTCTGCTCGGAGAAGCCATGGCCTGCACGATAAGCGCGGATCTGGCGGCCCGCATAGACGCAGCCCTGAAGGAGGAGACGTGACCGATACCGGCTGGATCGAGAAGGCCATCGCTCTAGTGGATCACCGCGACATTGACAACCACGCCGTGAAGGCGTCAGCGGCAGCCGAACTCGCCGCCCTCCGCGCCGAGAACGCAAAGAAGGATGCGACTATCGACACTCTCAATCGCGCGCTCGTCAGCCTGACGCCACTCGGCTCAGAGTTTCACATGAACCCCGAGAGGTGCGTCAACTTCGTCCGCGAGATGCGCGACGGTGAACACAAGGCACTCATCCAGGCCGTGAAGGGGCGGCGGGCAGCCGAAGCCGAGAACGCGGCCCAGGCCCGGCAGATCGCCGCGCTCAGGGCATTCGTCCAGTTCGTAGCCGACTACGTCAAGCACGCAAGGCGGTTACGCGACGGCTCACCCTCGTCCATGCCCTCGCTGCAAAAAGATCCCGTCACCGGCAGGAATGACTACGTTGTCCCGCCGCCATTGTCGGAGGGCGCACTTGACGAGATCAGGGCCAACCTTGGAATCGCGCCCTCGTCCATGCGCCTCGTCCCGCTGGAAAGGCTCAGAGAGATCGAGTGGCTTGAGAGCCATAACGGCGACGAGCCGTTATCGTGCCCCGTCTGCCTGCGGTATCAGAGCTTCGACCACATGCCCGACTGCTGGCTCGCCGCCGCCATCGCGGAGACGGAACCTCTCACACGTGATACAATCGGATAGGTGAAATATGCCCGAACCTAAGAAACACCCAGGCGGTAGACCTGTGAAGTACGAGACTCCAGACGACATGCAGGTCAAGATCGACGCCTATTTCTCCGCCTGCGATTCTCGGGTCAAGCAGATCGTTACAAAGGAAGGCGTCGTAACCGTTCGCTTCCCTGCGCCGTACACGATCCAGGGACTCGCTGTGGCTCTCAATCTTACCATGGAGGGCCTATCGGAATATCAGGCCAAGCCTGAGTTTTCTGTAACTGTAAAGACAGCCAAGCAACGGTGCGAGGCCAATAAGGTCCAACACATGCTAGATGGAGACGGCTACGGGCCAGGTTACATCTTCGATCTCAAGAACAATCATGGCTGGAAGGACCAACAGCAGATCGAGCACTCCGGCTCCGTCCATGTCCACTTCGACCAAGAAGACAAGAGCCTTCTCTAAGACTACCCGCCAGCGTGAAGCCATTGCCCTGTTAGGCGGCTCGGCGTCCCAAGTCCTTCTCTATGGGGGGTCTAGGTCAGGGAAGACCGTTATCGCCCTCTACGCTTTACTGTGCCGGGCGATTGATCGAAAGTCGCGGCACCTCATCCTGCGGTTGCACTTCAACCACGTCAAGACCTCGATCTGGATGGACACGCTTCCGAAGGTGTTGGAGCTTGTCGCGCCTGACCTTGAGGTCAACTGGAATAAGACCGACTACGTGCTTGAGTTCCCGCACAACGGCTCGGAGATTTGGATCGGTGGGCTGGACGACAAGGAGCGCGTCGAGAAGATCCTTGGTCACGAGTACTCGACGATCTTCTTCAACGAGTGCAGCCAGCTCACATACGACGCCGTCGAGACAGCACGGACGCGCCTTGCCGAGAATTCCGGGCTAACACTCAAAGCGTACTATGATGAGAACCCGCCACGCGCGAAACACTGGACACACAAGCTGTGGATCGACCACGTCAGCCCAGACGACGGCGGGCCGCTTGCCGATCCGTCCGACTACGCCAGCCTACTGATGAACCCCGAAGACAACAGGGCGAACCTTCCGCCTGGCTACATCGAGACGGTGCTCGGTCGCCTATCGAAGCGCAAGCGTGACCGGTTCCTGCTCGGACTGTGGGGCACGGACACGGAAGGGGCGCTGTGGAAGGCTGACTGGATCAGGCGCGGGGAAGCGCCGCCTGACCTGGAGCGCATCGTGGTCGCCGTCGACCCCGCCGTGACGAAGTCGAAGAAGTCAGACGAGACAGGGATCGTGGTCGCGGGTAAGCTCGGCAACCGGCTCTATGTGCTCGAGGACGTGTCGGGGCGCTACACGCCGCACGAGTGGGGATGGGCAGCGGTCGACGCCTACCGACGATGGGGCGCTGATCGGATCATCGGGGAAGTGAACAATGGCGGCGACCTCGTTGCGACCAACATCCGGCAGCACGATCGCCTTGTCAGCTACAAGGACGTTCATGCATCGAGAGGGAAGGCCGTCCGCGCCGAGCCAGTGTCCGCGCTGTACGAGCAAGGGCTAGGCATCCACTGCGGCGAGTTCCCTGAGCTTGAAGATCAGCTAACGGGATGGGTTCCCGGAGACGACGACTCGCCGGATAGACTCGACGCGCTCGTGTGGGCAGCGACGGAGCTACTGCTTGAACTGCCAACCGAGACGCAGTACGCGACCTACGACGACCGGCAAGACATCACGCCGTACTAGTTGACTATCGTACAGGAAAGGAGTAGAGTCGGGCGGAGGTGAGGCGATGGACAGAGAAACGGTGATGGCGCTGTCGGACGAGGAGCTGCGCGTCAGGGCGGCGGAGATCCTTGGTTTCAGATGGTTCAAAAATGCAAACGGTCGTCGGTTCATGGGCATGCCGGATGAGGGCGGGTGTATCGCGGCAGAGAGCACAGTCGCCGTGGCCCTGGATGCGCTGCGCCTTGTCCCCGACTACCCGCGCGACATCGCGGCGGCGTGGGGGTTGGTCGATAGGATGGTTGAAGCGGGGCATGATGTCGCCGTACATGCGTACCAGTCGGCGGAGGATCACGTCTCTCCATTCTCTACGTGGTGTACAGTTGATGAGAACGACGATCTAGATAGCGGTGGGACTGCCGCGCCACGTGCCATCACCCGCGCGTTCGTCCTCGCAATGACGCAGGAGAAGCCATGAGCGGCGAACGGTCGAACCAGCGCGGGGACGCGACACGGACAGGGACGAAGACGCACAAGCGGCTAAAACGCTACCTCGAAAGCGAGGTCGGCAAGCGCACGCTGTGGCGTCCAAGCGGCAATGAGCCGGTCCACATAAAGAAGCCGGGACGCAATGCGCCGTGCGTTTGCGGCTCGGGGAAGAAGTTCAAGAACTGCCATGGGAGGCAACGGAATGCGCCAACTCAAATGGAAGATAGTTAGAGCCCGCGTTCGACTAGCGCGGCTGATCTGGCCCTCGATTGATCCGCTTCCTAGCTTGTTCATCGCCAGTGGGGGGACGGTGCATATTCACTCATTCAACCTATACGACGGCGGTGATCTGCTAGGAAACGTACCGACAAACATAGCATTGCAAGATGGCGATACATTCTCGGTCCTGCATGAGATCGAGGTCATCACTGACGCGGGAGAGCGGGCGCGCTTGATGGCGCAACTCGTCCCCTGCGATGGTGTCCCAATGAAGCTCTACGCTGCGAGGTCCGCATGAACGGCATGGCGACGTGGGGCGACAAGGGCCGCTACCAAGGCAAGGACGCCGACACGCTGCAACAGAGCGAGCGGCTACGGTTCTCCATCCGTGAGCGGAAGCGCCGCCCTGTTGACAGCGAGGATACGAAACGATACGATGCGGAGGATGGCTGCGGCGCGTCAGAGCCGGGTAAGGCTATTCGGCTGACGTCGGACAGCAGATCCACCGGGCCTTGAAAACCCGGACGGAATCGGAGCCGGAGTGGGGAATCCCGGCCAGCCGTCCAACGATCTGAAGAGAAGGACAAGGAGGCGAGATGTACGAGATTGAGAATGGCATCGAAGCACCCGAGAAGCATCGCGGGCGCGAGCCGAAATACCCTTGGAGGGAGTTGGAGATCGGGGATTCGTTCTTCGTTGCTGCCCCCAATGGAAGAAGTATCTCATCTTCGGCCTGGCATGCGCAACGTCGCTACGGTTTCACGCTCGTTGTTCGCACCCGTGAAGAGAACGGCGTCAAGGGCGTCCGCGTGTGGCGGATCGAGTAAGGAGGTTCGATGAAGGCGTTCGTGCTCATCTGGCTAGGCGGGCTCGCTGTGATCGGGCTCGTCTCGGTGCTCTACCCAGCGTCGGATCTGAACGTCTACCCGACGACGTACGAGACGGTCGTCCAGCCGCTCGCTGTACCGTCGCAGCCCATTGACGTGTCTGTGGTGCAGCGTGTCACTACGCAGGCCGATGCGCTCGCTGTGAGCGTCAACCGTAACGAGGACGCGGTAGCCGCGCTGTCGAAGCGCATGGACGAGATCACTGGCAAGCAGACGGGGATTAGCGAGAACGCGAAGGCGCTCCGCGTGTACGTCGACGAACAGGACAAGGCAACCATGGCGGATAACGTAGCACGGGAACGAGAATGGACGGGCCGTACATGGGTCTTGTTCGTTGCTTTTGTTGTCACGTGGTTCATCGCTTGCACCGCCCTCATCCGCACGCTGCGCAAAGGAGGCCGCGTTGAACCCAAGTAACTTCACGATCTACGTCCCCAAGGCCCGCGTCGAAGAGAAGCTCGTCGAGAAGATGCAGGCTCTCGCCAAGAAACGCGACCGCTCGCTGTCCTACGTCGTCATCGAGGCGATCGAGCAGTACCTAGAGCGGGAGAAAAAGTAGCCCCTCTCCGGGGTACTGGCGGGATGATGAACAGCCGAACTGGCGAGAGGCCCCACGAGCCAGCCGAAAGGCGAACAGAGCACTCGGTTGTCGCCGAGGGATACAGGTTAGGCTCGCCTGCTTTCCGCAACTCCAGGCAGTCGGCGGAAATAGCTCATGGGTGGTCATCCCGCTACAACGGCGGGGTAGGAAGCTGCTGTGCCCTGCCCCGCCATGGAGGTTCTATGAAGCACCACGAGTACGAGCCAGCGCCGGTCGACCTGCGGCACGCGGTAGACGAGGAGATCATCGGCGAGGTGACGTTCATGCCTGACCCATTCGACGCGGAGCAGTTGCGGCGACGGAAGCTCGGGCGGATGAACCTGAGCTATCTCGGCAGTCGGAAGAAGGCGCACGGCAAGGCTGCGCACAAGGCGCACGTCCTGTACCGCGAGACGGGAATGTGGGTTAGATGAGCAAGAAGAAGCGCGGAATCTCGATCGACATCAAGAGGGCCGATGGGCCTGGTAGTTACAAGGAGGTCTGATGTGTCCGTTCACGCGGCGTCGATGCTATGAAGAGCAGTGCCCATTCTGGCATCTGTCATATGGGGACTGCATGATTGCTATGGCCGTCGCCAAGTACTGTTCCGACGACAAGGAGGTCTGATGCCACGAGTATCGAAGGTCAAGACGACGCCGCCGACGATTCGGCAGCGAGCGATTGAGGGAGACGACAAGACGCTGACCGGCGCGCCTGAGCCAAGCGTGCAGACGAGCACGGCGAAACCTACTCCGCCGCCGCTACGTGAGATCCACGAAGGGGACGTCCGTGAGGCTAGGATGCTGTTGCACCAAGAGCCACAGACAATCACGGGGACGCTGCCAACAGTCGTCCTCACGGAAGATCGCATCGTGAACATTCACGCGCCGACGCCGCTTCTCACCTTCCACTTGCGCCGCGTCGAGAACGAGCTGACCGACACCATGCGCACCGTCCACATACCGTCGCCTGCCAGCATCAAGGACGGCGAGCGCGTCGTCATCCACGTCTACAGGGAGGAGTGATGAAGGACGGAGGACCAGCGTTTCCGCACGATTTCAGATCCTTCAACGGCGTGAACACACTCCCCGCTGATGGAATGACTCTCCGCGACTGGTTCGCGGGGCAGGCAATGATTGCGCTAGTCACCATCATCCCGGCGGCGCAGAATGAACGTATCGCCGCACAAGCGTACGGACTAGCGGATGCCATGCTCGACGCGCGAGGCGATCGCTGATGCCCTGGTATCTCGTGCTCCTCCTGACGGTAGTCGGCGTCGTGATCGTGGGCGCACTGGCGATCTACATAGCCGCACGGATGTTCCTGACGGCGCTGTTCAAGGGATGGTGAAGTGACGTTTGGGAGCCTATTCGCTGGCATCGGGGGGATCGACCTTGGCCTAGAACGTGCGGGGATGGAATGCGCGTGGCAAGTCGAGATTGACCCGTATTGCGTCAAGGTGCTTGCGAAGCATTGGCCGGAGGTTCCGCGCTATGGTGACGTGCGAGAGTGCGGAAGCGCAAACCTTGTTCCCGTTGACCTCATCTGCGGAGGGTTCCCGTGTCAGCCGCACAGTCTCGCTGGCAAGCGTCAAGCCTCGGGTGATGAGCGGGACTTGTGGGGAGAGTTCGCCCGCATTGTTTGCGAAGTGCGGCCCCGATGGGTGCTGGCAGAGAACGTACCAGGACTGCTCTCCTCTGAGTCTGGACGGTTCTTCAGTCGAGTTCTGCGGGACTTGGCCGCGCTCGGGTACGATGTCGAATGGGAAAGCATACCGGCGTGCGCTTTGGGTGCGCCACATACACGGGAACGAGTGTACATTGTGGCTCACTCCAACGGTGTTCGATTCCCACTTGAGGCCGGGGACGGCACCGAACAACACTCTATCTTTCATGGTGCGTTTCCAGACCGACTGGCGAAGGCGGAATGGTTCGCAGACGCCGTGCCAGATCGCACCGGAACACCTGAACCCGAACTTCGTGGAATGGCTGATGGGATTCCCTCTCGGGTGGACCGACTTAGATGCTTAGGGAACGCGGTCGTCCCCCAAGTCGCTGAGTTAATCGGATGTTGCATCATCAAGGCGGATCGGACGTTTGTCCCAAGCAGATTAGCAGTCGTGGACTAGCCTCCACGCTACGCACACCGCAGCACGGGCCGCAGACTAGCAACCTGCGGCCTTGCTCTTTTGCAGTCCTTGTAGTCAAATCTACCTAGCCCAACGTGGCCGTGTAAGGCGCGGCCAGGTAACGCCAGGTACGGCGTGGTCTGGCGCGGCAAGCCAGGGTGAGGGGGTAGTTGTGACTGAACGGCTGTTAGAGCTATCCGTGTCTGAGCTTTCCGAACGCCTACAACGCACCGAGCAGAGTCTCGCCATCACCGAGGCCAACTTCCAAGAGAAGATCACCGAGCTTGAGTACGAGCTAGAGGAGCGCGGCTGGGATCGGCTGTACGGCTCACAGGATCTTGAGTTCTCAAGG